GTACAAATCGTATATTACATCTTTGTTTTCACTTAAAAAATCGTAGAATTCTTTAAATTGCTGTTCGTTTAGTTTTGGGTTAATGGGAATAGAGAACATATCTCTATGTATCATTTACAAATCGTACTTAGAACTTTCCTCTATACCCATTTCTAACTGCTGTTTAACAGGCATGTTGTATCCAAAACGATAATGAATAAGAACGTTTAATTCTCTTACATCTTTACACTCTTTGATTTCTTTTTCTATCAACTGTTTTTTGGATAATAGTTTTGATATTTCATTGTCAAGTTTAGTCTTAGCATTGACAACTTTGTTAGCCATTTCAGTTAGTGTAATATTTCTTTGTTCGGCTAATGATTTTAGCATAGGAAGATTATCGTCATTTGTTTCTAAATGACGTTTAGCCTCTTCGTATTGAGTAGTCCAAGATAACAACTCAAGTGTACTTACACCCAAATTTAAATGGTCTAGTCTTTTATCATATACTTCATCTAACATCTTACGTAATACGATTTTCATAAATGCGGCTGCATTGTTCTTATCTTCTTCTGTTAGATAATACTTCTTTTTCACAAAACTAGGCTCATCGCTAGATAGTATTTCTAGTTGGTCATTCAATAGTGTATTGTTTCTTACACTGACGTATCCTGTAAAATTACCAGCAAATTTCCAGGCTAGTGCTATATTTTCATCGTCAATAATAGTAGGATTTAAGTGCTTTATTGGCACCAAATCTTTAACACTATCGTCTAACCATCCAACGATATATTCAATGTATTGGCCAACACGTTTGACCAAACCCATTTGGGGTTCACTGACTGTTTTGAATACTAGAAACATTTTCTTCTTCTGCCTTAAACATTAATTGTTTTACTAAAGGTGAATTGGCTATTAGATTGTTATGAACATTTTCATTTACTTGACTTAGTAAATTACTTGTTCTAACTTCATTTCTTACAAAGAAATCGCAAGCCAATTTCATAACTTCTAGTTGCTGATCAGGTTCAAGCATAACAACCGCATCCATGTTACCAACGCCTGCACGTCCATATGCAATCATATCCATAGCAGTCTGCTTTGCTAAACGTAATGTCCAATAGTCACGTTCTAATCTCTCGCATAATTCAGGATTATCAAATACATCAATTAACTTTGTGCCGTCAGGTAATGTTCCTTCAGGACTTGCGTTAAAATCATCAATGACTTTTAAGAACAAATTTCTTTCAGCAGTAGCATCACGTAAACGTAATTGACTTCTTTTTAATCCACCTTGTAGTTTAAAAATTTCTAACTCATGCAATGCCTTTTGAGTTGGGCTTGTGCATGCGGCTGCTTTTTCTTTTTCAAGTTCTATTTCAAGTTCAAGTTTTTTATTTTCATAAATCATAGATTCCACTGCCATTTCACGGCCGTTTAATTCTATGATATATTGCTTTAACTTTGCATATGGTGTAATCTGTGCATTACCCACAAAGTGCTTAACTTTGAATTCGGGCATCACTAAGTTACGATTGTTTGATTTTTCTATTAAGTCTCTATGTTCTTGACTTAAATTGGTATGGTCGTTCATCTATACACTCCTTCTGCTACTACTTATGCCTTCCAGAAGCAGTGCCCAGAACTTCCTCCCGGTACACCTGTACGTACACTTCCTGAACCCAATGCATAACCCATATCAGAACTATAAGTAAATTTCCAACCCTCGTTGTTTTGCGCACCGTTATACATACCCATCATGTATTGCCAGTTTTGACCCATATCAAAGTTTTCTTCTCCTGAGTTTCCTACAGGCTTAGTTACTGTCCAATATGAATCTGTAGCGGATACATAACGTCTTAAATTATATCCAGATTGATAGTTGCCCTCATTACCCATGTATCCCTTGCCCCATTTACTACTGATACCTTTTTGCTGTCCATTTGTTTGAACACCGTTAGCAGTACCCATTGTAAATGTTGTACCTGTACTAAATGTCATTTTTTGTCCTGAACTGCCCCAAAAGTAACCAACAGTTTCATCACTCCAAGCACTTACACCATATTGATAATTAACATCGCCGGTCTGGCCAGTGCCCGAACCCGTAATAAATGTTTCTGTACTCATTGTCCAAACACTTATCGTACTATCACCACCGCCGGTAACATATGCATATTCATTTTCTTTAAATATAGTACCACAATCATTTCTTGCTACAGGCATATTCCAACTTGTTTGACTGCCGGCAGTAGTTTCTGTGTTCGTATTAAATGCTACTGTTGTGACTGTTGTTTCTCCAAAAGCCTGATTACTTGCACACCACATCCAGGCTCTTGTTAAACTATTTGCTCCAGAGGTATAGTTGGCAGAGATAGATAACAAGTCTCCTAAATTTGTCATTACGTCTGTCGCATGTTGCATACGATTGACGTTCTTCCATGGGCTACTATCTTTGTACCCGCCAGCAACATAACTTGCAGTAATGATTTGTCTATAAGGGAACTGAAGTCCACCTGCTGTTTGTGTAACATCTTTCCATAATCCACCATCATATATTTCCATGATGTTTGTACTAGAATTATAGATAACTTGTCCAGTAACTGGGCTTGCAGGTCTTGTGGCTGAGGTGTATACTGGAATGCTAACTCCATTAGCACTTAGTATATCTGTATTGTTTAATTTAAAAGCCATTTAACCTCTCCAAAAGCAATGTCCTGAACTGCCACCAGGAACACCTGTTCGTACACTACCACTACCTAATTCAAAACCTGTATCTGTGCTATATGTAAACTTCCATCCACGATTATTTTGAACACCATCATACATACCCATCATATACTGCCAAGCCTGTCCCATATCATAATTTTCTTCACCCACATTGCCAATTGGTCTAGCAACTGTAGTATACGTGTCAGTTGATACCACATATCTACGGAAGTTATAACCACCGTTATATCCACCTTCGTTGCCACAATATCCACGACCTAATTTGCTACTGATTCCTTTTTGCTGTCCGTTAACATCGACACCAGAAGCAGTAGCAACTGAGTAGGCAGTACCTGAGGCAAAAGTAACCTTCTGCCCTCCGCCGCCCCACCAATAACCTACATTCTCATCACTAAATGCACTAGTACCAGCACTATATCCTGACGTTCCAGAGACTCCTGCTACTGCTCCTGCACTGAAAGTTTGTGTAGCAAATGTGAAAACATCTACTGATGTAGAACCACCACCTGTTACATATGCATATTGAGTTTCTTTGAATACTGTTCCGTTATCGTTTTTTCCATTGATAGAGTTCCAATTGTTATTTGTACCCATTGTAGTTTCAGTAAACATTTGAAACGCTACAGTCAATGTAGTATTACTATTGTTATTATTGGCTTCAGCAGACCACATATAAGCAATTGTTAGGTCATTTGCTCCTGAGGTGTAGTTTGCAGCCGTAGATAATAAACTACCTAAGTTAGTACAAATATCTGTACTATGATTCATTCTATTAACGTTTTGCCAAGGAGTACCATCTTTGTAACCACCTGCTACATAACTTGTTGTAATGATTGTTCTATATAAGAACGGACCGCCACTAGTGTTATAGATAACAGGTTTCCAAACACCTTGATCATACATTTCAAGGTAACCTGTTGTCGTGTTAAAAATTGTTTGACCTGTTGTTGGATTACTAGGTCTTGTGGCTGTAGTAAAACTGGGTACAGAAATACCCAATGTTGACATTATATCTGTAGAACCAACTTTAAATGTCATTTATGCGCTCCAAACACAATGTCCTGAACTACCGCCTGGTACTCCAGTTCTTACACTTCCACTACCTAATTCTGAGCCTGTATCAGTTGAATATGTAAACTTCCAACCACGATTGTTTTGTGCGCCGTCATACATACCCATCATATATTGCCAACTTTGACCCATGTCAAAGTTTTCTTCACCGCTATTTCCAATTGGCTTGTTAATTGTAGTTGCTGTCTCAGTGCTAAACACCATACGATACATGATATAACCACCGTTATAACTACCATTAGCACCTGCATACCCACGACCTAATTTACTATTAATACCTTTTTGTTGACCGTGTGCGCCACCTAATGGTGTGCCACGTATGTCATATGCTGGTCTATCTATACCGTTATTAGTAAAAGTATGTGTGTTAAATGTTAATCTTGTGCTACCGCCACTTGTACTCCAAAAATAACAAGCATTCTCATCACTAACTGCACTACTATCTGCGCTACCTTGGGCATCATATGATAATGATGTGTTACGTGGTTGCTGCCATGGTACACTGGTGTACATTGCTTCAGTAGTTAAGTTAAAGATATCCATTGATGCTGAACCGCCACCCATAATAAATGCAAACTCAGTTTCTTTGAATCCAGTGGCACTATCATCTCTACTGACTCTGATATTCCACGCACTGTTAGTACCAGCAGTTGTTTCAGTATTCATGTTAATAGCACATGTTGTAGTGCCTGCACCCATACCATCACATGACCAAATAAACCCTCTTGTTGTGCCGTTCACACCACTAACATATGCACCGGCTGATGCTAATAAATCGCCCAAATTAGTACATACATCAGTACTATGTGTCATACGATTAACATTACGCCATGGACTACTGTTTTGATATCCGCCGCAAACAAAACTTTTTGTAATAATTTGTCTGTATAGATAACCTGCAGTGCCTGGAAACACGCCAACGTTATTCCATGCACCATTGGCATAGACTTGCATTGTCTGTGTTGTTGAATTGTATATTACTTGACCTGCAACCGGGCTTGCTGGTCTTGTTGCTGTGGTGAATGTAGCAACGTTGAATCCATTACTAGTTGCATTAACGTTTGCATTAGCATTGTTACCTACATAGAATCCCATTATTCACCTTTTAGTTTATTAATTTCTTGTTTAAGTTCTTGTATTGTCTTTTCGTGTTCTTTGATTGATTCAATCAAATATGGAACTAAACGTTCATACATAACTGTTTTGTATTCAGCACTTAATGGGCTAGGCTTAACAACTTCGCTTGCAACTTTTTCTACAGAACCTGCACCAACACCAACTTGAATCTCGTCTGCAACACCCAATGCTTTAGCAATTTCATTTGGACGATAATAGAATGTATCTATCGCACAAACTTTTTCTACTGCATTTTCTATTTTACCAACTACGTCTTTTAGTTTTTCATCGGAGTAGTTTGTTATAACGTCACCTACACAGTAGATGTTACCTGTGTTTCTAAATGATCCGTCACTACTACGCAATTCTGCTACAATACTAGGAGTAGTCTGTTGTGCTGTTCCTGATTCCCATGTCCAACCATATCCTGATGCATTTTCAATAAAACTACGTAGGCCCCAACTTGTAACAATGTTACCAGTAGGTGCAGTTATATTTGCATATGGTCCGCAGCCTGTATTGCCGGCTGATGCCATATAATCAGTCCATGATGAATATGTACTAGAATACCATGTAATACCTGTAGTAGCACCTGATGATCTGTTAACATTAATCTTTGGAAGTGTTGCTACTCCTGACACAGATAAACTTGTTAATGTACCAGTACTTGTAATGTTTGGCTGAGCCGCTGTTGTTACAGTGCCCGCAGTTCCTGCGCTTCCACTTACTGAGCCTGTTATTGTTGCACTTACTGTAAGACCTGACAGCGTACCAACACTTGTAATATTTGGCTGTGCAGCCGTTGTTACTGTACCCGCGGTTGTTGCGCTTGTCGCTGTACCTGCGCTAGTTGCATATGTCGCATTTGCTACAGTACCGCTTACGTTACCACCTGGAATGCTTGTTAATCCTGTGGCTGCACCATAATGTGTACCAGTTAAGTTAGCACCAGATATATTACCTGTAACTGCAAGTGAAGTTAATGTACCAACTGATGTAATATTTGGCTGTGCAGCCGTTGTTACTGTACCGGCTGTTGTTGCTGACGTTGCACTTGTTGCCGATGTAGCACTTGTTGCTGTTGTTGCACTGCCCGCACTTGTTGCATATGTTGCGTTTGCTACGGTACCTGTGACGTTACCACCTGCTAAGTTTGTGAGTCCTGCACCATTACCGCTGAATATACCTGTATTTGCTGTGATGTTTGCCGCAGTTATGTTACCACTTACACCTAATGATCCTAATGTTCCAACACTAGTAATTTGTGTTTGGCTTGCATTAACACTAAATGTTTGTCCTGTTAATGTTAAGCCAGTACCGGCTTGATATGTTCCTGCACCTGAGAATTGATTGAATACAATATTGCTTACGCCTGGAATTGGATTATCAGTAGTTTGTACCCAACCCGTATCTGCTAATGTCGTACCTGTAGTAACGAATAAGAAGTCACCACCTGCCATTTCTGCGGCAGTATCAAAGTCTGTAGCACGTGTTAATACTGTTGAACTAGAGTAAACATATACACCGTTCCATGTTGCGTTGGCTTCGTTCTTAACCAATATTCTTGTACCGACAGTAGATATTGTAACACCGTCGATTGTAGTATATGAACCAGTAGTTGTGAGTGTTGCACCAACTCCACTGCTTCCATTGTTATAAGTTACTGTACCACCAGATGCTACTGCAAGAGTAGTTGTTGTGGCTGCATTACAACTATCATGTACGTGTAAACCTTGCGCAGTAGTATCAACGTAATTCTTTGTAGCAACATCTTGCGCATTAACAGGATCAGCAACGTTTGTAATATTTTTGCTGTTCATATTAACGTTGCCAGCGATACTAGTTGTACCAGTACCGGTCACACTTAATATACCTGTTGTAGTAAGATTACCTGCACTTACGTTGCCCGTAACACCCAATGATGTTAGTGTGCCAACACTTGTAATGTTTGGCTGTGCTGCCGTTGTTACGGTTCCTGCTGTATTAGCGGCTCCGTAGAAGTTACCTGTAAAGTAATTAGCAGTTGCGCTATTACCTAAATTAGCATTACCGGCAGTTATATTTCCTGTTGTAGAAATTGTGTTGCTGCCAAAACTTGCTAAGAATGTTGCTACGTTACTGTTTCCATATGTAACAGGTGCGCTTGCAAAGACACCATTACCATAAAGAATATTGCTACTATTACCATCTTTGTTAATTGTAGCGATATTACCTATGCCGCTTACGTTGCCTACGGCTACACTATTTGCTGTAGCCGCATAACTTACTTGACCTGTTACATTTGCACCAACTAATTGACTTAATCCTGAACCATTGCCAGTAAACTTACCTGTGTTTGCTGTGATGTTTGCGGCTGTGATATTACCATTAACATTTGCACCAGTCAATGTTCCTAAACTTGTTATATTTGGTTGAGCGGCTGTGGTTAATGTGCCTGAGACATAGTTTGCTGATAGTAAGTTTCCACCTGCAATGTTTGCACCACTAATATCACCTGATGCTGTTATGCCACCTACTTCTAAGTTTCCTGCTACAAGTGTACCATAACTGTTTACCGTAACAATATAGTTTGCTACGCTTACGTCAGTTGCCGCAATAAGTTTTCCTGAACTATTATCATAGCCCATAAAACTAGATTTCTCATTTGTAGTGTAATACCACATTAGAGAACCACGATCTAATCCATCATTGTTAACTAGAGGAGCATCGTTTGGTCCACGACCCATGCTAATGATTGGGTTTACAACGTTCAAACTATTTGAGTTAGTAAATGTTGTGTTACCTAAAACAGTAAAGTTACCATTGATTGTAGTGTCGCCAGCAACTTGTAAATTACCCTGTGCGGTTATACCACCTGCAACAAAGTTACCCCAATTATTAACAGATACAACTTCGTTAAAGATTGATACGTCTGTGGCTGCAATTAGATTTGCAGTACTATTATCATAACCAATAAACGCTTGTTTCTCTGATGTTGTATAATACCAAAGTTGTTCACCGCGATCCTTACCATCATTAGTAGTTAATGGTGCATTGTTTGCGCCGCGACCAACACCAATAATTGGGTACTCAACGTCTAGTGTTGCTGTATTAACAAATGTTGTTGTACCGGATACTGTTAGATTACCTGTAATAGTTCCGTTGCCACTAACTGCAAGAGTACTAGTACTCATTACACCATTAGTTACAAAGTTACCTGAAGTGGTATTACCCGTAATGGTTAAGTTAGATAATATACCTAATGTTGTTATGTTTGGTTGTGAACTTCCAGTAACGTTTACTGCGTTACCTGCATTAGCAGAATAGGCAGCAGTTGGAACAATACCGGTTACGTTTGGACCAGTGATATTTGTAAGTGCGGCGCCGTTACCTGCAATCTTTGTTACGGTTAGTGTGTTTGTTGTTTTATCAAAAGTAAAATTGGCACTACCACCAAATATATTTCCATCATTAAACTGTACGTAAGTATTCTGTCCACCTGCGTTTGTAGTAAACTCATATGGACTACCATTGGCATACAATATAGAAT